TCTAATGTATTAGCTTGTTCAAGCTGACCCTTAAGACCTTCAATCTCTGCTCGCATAGTAGCTGTTTCAGACTCTAGAGTCTTAATATGCGTCTGTGCGTGCTGATTGGACTTCTTAAGTAGGTCTACATCAGGAGCCACGGTGCCCTGATCCAGGTTGTCACCTGATTCAAAGTTAACATCCTTGTTGGTTCCAGTTTCGCCGGAAAATGTATCTTGGTCTGTCATTTTTTAGATTTCTCTTCGGGTAGTAGTGTTAAAACCTCTCGAATTCCCCGTCTGAATCCGAGTTCTGCGACATACTTGTCTCGGTTCTCACCGGCTGACATGAATGCCACTACTTCTTCTCTTTGTAAGCTCTGAGTTATCTTACTCTCGAGCTCCTTTCTAATTCTTAGTAGTAATTTCTTAGCTGTTTTGAATTGAGACTCTACATCTCGCTTATCTAACTCAGATAAGCCCTTGGTCAAGGCCACCTGCATCTTCTTCACCTGATCCTATTACGGATTCCTGCTCAACTTGAGCCTGAGCGGCCGTCCGTAGTCTCTCAAGTTCTAATTCTTCCTCAACACGGCCAAATCTCTGGAAAATTTCCAACTTCTTGAAGCCTAGTATGTCTTCCCAAGCTCTGGCTACCGCCTCACTGGGGAAATGTGTTGCCATCATAGGATCTTGCTGCATTGCAATTGAAAATTGTTGTAGATTTGCTGCTAGAGTGGCTTGTCTAGCGAAGTGTCGGGCACCAATTGGTACCAGCTTACCGTTTGCGGTGATATCTTCCTTAGTTACGCGGAGGAATTCGGCCACACCTAAATCATCGTCTATAACCTTGGCTATATCGGTACCATCGATGTTACGTCGTGATACTTCGATCATAGCATTGACCCATTTCTCTAGGCCATTCTCTTCAAAGTATGTTATCTTATGCTGGAAGATCCTATCTGTTCTGTTAGAGAGTTCATTAATCTCTGTAGCTGTCTTCTCTCCAGGAGTCCTGATTCCCATAGCTTCGCGAGGTGATCCAGCAAACTCTTCCATCTGTTGTTCTTTACGTTGTATCTCAAAGTTAGCATTGAGTACCGTAGTGTCTGGAGATAGGATTTGTACGTCACCACCTTCAGCAATGTAGTAGTCAATAGCTGCTCCTCTCTGCTCAATCTCTACATCACCTATGATCTTACGATCACCATCCAGCATCTGGTCAAATGCATCTGCACGCCCATTCTCCAAATGGTTGATATAGTATTGCATCCCCACCAAATTGTCTAAGGGGCCTTGTGCCCACAAATTGTCTGGTCTCAGTCTCCACCCAACATGGAAGATATTCGGCATGCCTGACCACGTATCTAGGGGTTGTTGACGGATAATCCACCGCTTGTCTACTACCGTGATAACTTGATTCTTCAGCCATTCTTGTTTGTCCGTGTCATAGATGTCTCCATAGAACTCAAGGATCTCAACATATCCTGATTTAAAATATAATGAAGCGCTACCAAAACCATCAAATCGGAGTTGATCATGCTTGTCGATAGACGTGTCACTGAACTTCCTTAATGTTGCTCTACTCTTGTTGACTCTATCAATAATTTCTTGTGAGTACCCAAGGTCTGGGTTCTCCTCTACATCTCTTGACAACTCACCTAGTGTTTTTAACGTACGGATAATCTTAGGAGACGAACTAAAATTAGTAGCTACTGGATTAAACACTATATCATATGGCGATATTCTAAATAGAACAGGTCCCACATAACCTAACAGTGTCTCTCCTGTCTCTTGATCTATGTGTGTCTCTTGTTTATATGTTACCCCAGCGAAGCAATTACCATATAAGACCCAGTCATTAACAAGATCATTGACAATACTTCTAAAATTATTGAGTCTGTTCTTTGTGCTGATGTACGCCAAGACCGCTTTCTTCTTATCAAATGTTTCCGACTCCTCGTCGTTACCTTCAAACCTCAACCAATCATCATGAGGAAATAAAGCAGACATATAGTTAGCTGTTAAGTTATCGAAGATCTGTGCAATCTTAGGAACGTGTGTCGTATGGTCATGCGGGTTTTGTACGTTCTGTGTCTCAGACGTACTGGTCGCATAGACATACTTGACATTCTCTTTTACTCGGTCTTCCCAGTCTGACCGGGAACCTTTCCATGTCGTCCAAAATCGTGATACATCAGCAGCGAGGGTATCCTCGGCACCAATGACGTCAAGATCTACTGTATCTGCTCCACTCATTTAACTCTCACTCTTCCGCCGAAACGTCCATACACGACGTTACTGACTTTATCATTGTACATTTCATAATTGATTTTCCTAAGGGCAGGTGACTTGGCTATACTAATAGCAGAACACAAAGCATCTTTTATGTCATCATGAACAGGTTTAGTAGAGAGAAGCTCTTCCTCAAGGATTGCTGTTAGGCCACCCTTGCAGTGGAAGACCGATTTACTCTCGTACCTAGGCTCTAGTATAGCAGCCCATTTCTCCTGCTTGCTCCCTTGTTGCCGCAATGCATGTTTGCGATCGATAACCAAGTTCCCACCATTCTGTCTAACTAGTGATTCTATTTCTTGAGCTACGAATAACCCACCTGCATTAGACTCAACTAGCATTCTCCTAAATCCATACTGTGCTTGTAGACTGACAGCAGAATCATAGTACTCATAAAACTTAGTAGTCTTGAATCTATCTATATCCAAGACGTATATGAATCCTTCTGCATCAATCCCAATAACAACAATCGCCGTGTAGTCTGCTTTAACAGAATCAGTCCATGCTACATCCATAGCAGCATAAACATTTAATCTCTTTCCACGGTATCTAACCATGCCACCATCAATAGATATATACTTACGATCAAAATACTGTAAGCTATCACGCCTAATACGCTGAGTACCAACATCATTGGGATCGTTATAATACTGAGAATAGAAATGAGTAAGGCCTTGGTGACTCTCATAGTCTGCCTTAATTTTCGAGAGCTCCTCGATATTAAATCCATATGCATCATCTGTAAACGGAGACTTAGTTCTGGGCCATAAGAATTTACCTGTACCTGATCGGTCTAGAGAATCCTCAGTCACCCTTTCCATCACTTGCCACTGTTCTGTTTCACCTACGAACTCCTGTACTTCAGGATCCCAGATCTTCTTACGAGCATCTATCATGGCTTGATAAGCGTCGTCTGGGTGGTACCTAGTACCTACAGCTTTGATCCATCCACCTGGGTTAAGAATACTAGAGTAGTAGCCTAAGCTCCTACTTAGTTCTGATCTACCAGTCATGGTATCAGCGAACTGGGGTACCACCACATCATCGAAGACGAGACCATCACAATGTAGTCCCTGTGCGTTACTCTTGACCGTTTTAATGATCATAGTGTTATCACGGATACCACGCTGCTTTCGGGCTGGATGGTCTACGTCAAAAGCGTATGCTGCCCACTTGCCACGTTCACCCTTCTCATCGGTAAACATCTCTGGCCATAGGGCTGTGTATATGTCTGACGTCATCATGTTCTTCAAGGAATAGATCTGTGCCTTAGCAAGGTCATCTCCTGAAGACAAGTAGACTAGTGTAGTCCATGGTTCATATGTGATCTTCCATGCACAGTACACGTTGACTAGATGAGACTTTAGATGTCCTCGTGGGAGGAGGAGTAGCTGTCTCTCATGAGCATTCACGCTACTAAGGTAAGAACATACATCGTGATGCATGTCTCCATACACGTAGTATGGATTCAATAGCTTAGCAAAAGCATATAGATTAAATTCGCAATCGTCTATTAGTTTGCGAACATTACCTGGCTTCTTATCGTGTAGCTGCTTTACTATCTGATCTATCATTGTTTATAGCAAGTTTGATGTGCTTCTCTGCTGCCTTAATAATATCAGCCTTTCTAGTTCCGTCCTCTACCTTAACCTTCATAGGCCTACCTGGGCCCTTGCCCTTCAGCTCCTTGAAGTTGTAGTCGAACAGGATCTTCTGTGCAGATACATCTGCATTCCTGGCACGGGTCCAGAGCATAGCTAGAATCTCTGATTGATTCTTCAGCCCCTTCTCGTCCCGCCATTTCTGTACATGCTTAGTGAATCGTACTGATCCTAGCATGGCTTCCCACTTTTCCCAGACACCAGCAATCTTCAGTGCTGCTGCGTACTCGTCTGTGGATATCAGAAATACATCCCGGGCTTCCCGGAGTGTATACTTAGGAGCCTCCCCAAAGGGCTGCTCCGTATTGAATTCTTTAATTATGTTAAGAGGATTCACTCTTCATCTCCCATGATCTTGGGCCTACGTGCGTGTAGGTCACTGATCTTTG